CCAGCAATATTAAAAGCATCGCCTACCCAATTCTTGTCATTAGATGAGACAGAAGCAAGGTCAAACAATAAAGTCGGTAAGCCTATGTCGTTGGCAAAACCGTTACCTTGAAGTTTTTTGGCAAAATTGCCAACGGTGTCGGTCCAACTCAAAGCGCACTCTTTAAGTATCGTACATAGTTACGGAAAGAATTTGATGTTTGTGGTAACTCTGCAAGCGTAGAAAGGTACGGTAATGCCGCACGCATACGGTCTGCATCTTCTGAGTTTGCCATTGCATCTGTTGCATACATTGTGTCTTGCGCCATTGTTGCGCCAGTTCGGACATCTTCCTCAGGGCGCTGAGTTCCCGCTGTTAGTGGTACAAGCGGTGCTGCGCTATCGCCTCGGAATGGGCGTTGACCTGATGGTGAAGGAATGTTAGAGAACGCTGGGTTTGAGCCACTCATCTGTGCAGCAGTTTGTAGGTCATAAAAATCCTGTGCGCCGTCTATACCTGCTGTATAGCGTGCTGGTTGACCGTTCGTTCCTGCTCCGCCTGTTGCGGATACCTCAAAGTTTTGATTTTTTGGCAGTGCCATAGTTCCCTCACAATTAAGTTCAGTCTTTAAAATTAGTTGAGCAGTTTTAAATCATGCTCAGGATTAAGAATTACTTACCGCGTGTGCCACCTGGCTGCTTTGCCATGTATGTCATGCCTGACTTGTTAGACATCTTCTTAATAGATGACTTCATAGGCTTTGTTACATTAGGCTTTCCTGCTGAACCTTGGTTCGCTGGCTTCTTGCCTACTGGCTTCTTTGCTGTTGCTTTCTTCATTTTTTCACCCCCTTATACTGGTATTCGTTTTTGGAGAGAAGCCTGTAGATTAGGTTCGCCTCTCGCTGTTAATCCTGCTAAAAGAGATTGGATGTCTGGGCGACCACCTGGAGAAATTTGTCCAGGGGCTACGCCTTGCATACGACCAGTGGCAGACATACCCATTGGAAGTTCGCCCTCACCTGGTGGGACCGCTCCTGGCTGCCCAATCATGTCAGGACTTACGATACCCTCAGGGGTCATCGCACCAGGTGGGGGATTCTGTGGTTTAAACGCATCAGAAACCGCAACCTCGATAGAGGTTCCCTTCTGGCGTGCATTGATGACGGAAGAAAGTTTGTAAAGGATGTCAGATGGGTCTTGACCTTGAGAAGCAAGGGCTGGAATAGCCTGTGCATAAGAAGCAATAGCCTGCTTCATTGCATCGCGTAGTTCTTCGGTGTCAACCTTTTCTTCTTCTTGTGTTGCATTGAAAGAGAAAGGCATCTGACGGCGTAGGAAGTCGCGTGAAATCAACTTATCACCGCGAGCCTGTAGACCAAATACCAACGCACGGTTAGGGTCAAGTCCTGCCATCAAACCATACTGAACATCTACGGTGTAATCACCATCAATGTCTTTCTTTGGCTTGTACTTAATGTTGTATGGAGTTCCATTGCGAGTACCACGAAGGTTTTTCTCAACATCTCCAAATACTTGCTCATCTACCTTGAGTGCAAGGCTCATAAGTTCTACAAATGCACGGGCAAACATTGCATGTGCTGTTTTAATTTGTGTATCAAATCCACCCATAAGGGCTTGAACGCCACGACCAGTAACGATTGAAGCATCAATGTTACCTGTACGAGATTCTGGATAGCGAGAGCCTAAACGCAACTCTCCTTCAAGAACCTGCTGCTGTGCAAAAGCACCTGCTGGTATCTCCAGTGGAATTCTTCGGACATCTTGAGGTCGGTCTGTACGAATGATAGCATCTGGTCCAAGAGCAATGTCTGAGACATCTCGTGGTGCGACCATTGGTGCTTGAACTGCTTTAGTTGCTGCTTCAAGTGAGAGAAGTGCATAGCGTGCCTTTGCTACTTGGATTGGCAGTACATCATCAAATTGACCACGAGCCTGTGAGTCAAGTGATGGGCGCATAACAACGCGAACCATACATTCGCCAATAGGATTCTTAGCACGGTCAATAACAATGTTATTGCGTGTAGGTACAAACAAGACATCTTGGTCTTTGTCGTGGTAACGGACAATTTCCAACATAGATGACATTGAGTTGTGTTCATCTTTGTCGTACAAGATGTGTGCGTACTCAGGATAAAGTGCAATTAACTCAGACACTGGCTTCATGATGCGCTGGTAAAGTGCAGTCACATTGCCAAAGCGGTCAATGATTGGGTATGAGCCAACTGATTCTAAGAAGCGGATGCGTGGCATCTGCGCTTCCATGTCGTACTCTACTTGTGCAGGTACAAAACCATAGGATACATAGCGGTCCGCTGCTGTAAACATCTGTGTAGACAAGTCAGAGAAGTCAACATAAGAGTTAACAATTTCTTCACGCTTATCAGCCTTCTTGCGAGAAGTCTCAGATACCATTGTGGGTGAGTTACAGTTAAATGCTGGTAGCGGAGCAATAACTTCCGACAAGTCACGGGCTGCAATGTCAACCATATTTGCCACGATTGGGTCTGAGAAAGGACCATCGGGGAATAAGTCTGGGTAAACATCACGCATGCGACCTTTGCGGACAAGCAGTACGGATTCCATACGGCTGTCTCGCTCGGCGAATTGCTGGCGGTAGCGGTCATAGTTATCTTTAATTTCATCTAAAGATAGAGCCACATTCGCCTCCTATTCTATGCGTATAATTCGTCAAGGTTGACGGTGTATTGGCGTGAGTTGTCATAGCGGGTATGGAACATACTCATGCTGTTATGGTTTCTTGCAAACACGGAAGCATTTGTCAAGCGGTCACGACAACCAAGTTCTGCGAACCATAGAGCCATGACGGTATCTGTCTTTTGTGACTTGGGTGAATCTGGATACCATGTCACGAGTTGTTCAATGAGAGCCTTAAGACCCTCTGATGAATGAGTTGAAGGAAACTCAATAAGAGCGTTATCTTCGTCCCAGCCATAAAATAATGTTGTTAGTGATGCGACACCGAAGTCTGTGTCCCACTTGTTTTGTCCTGTGTGGTGCTCTCGTAGCATCGAGCCATTCTGACTTAAGAACTCACGAACTTCTCTATCTTGTGTAAGCATTGTTTGAAATGCGTTCTTTTCTACACGCCACTCAGAAATCTTGTACTTGTTTGTCCAGTCCTTAATAAGGTTACGAATGTCGTCAGGTTTCATCCCCGCAACATTGGAGACATCCAACAGGTAACGCTTCTGCGTAGAAATATCCAAGCCAAGAACCACAGCGGCGGTATAACCAGAGCCAGCGGGGTCAAGACCAGCAACCACAATAAGACCATCCATGCCATTAGGTCTATTACCATGCTTACCCTTTGGGATAATCCCAATATTGCGAGCACCGTTAATAACGCCTTTGATAGCATCCGATGGGAAAGCAGAATCTTCGTGAACCTGTTGCTGTTGGTAGACCATAGCCCACAAGTTTGGGGACATGCGACTTCGCTTTTTATGCAGCGCTGGACCTGTCCACTTGTCGTAGAGTCCGTTCTCATCAGGTATACCATTGCCAGATAGGGGAGGCATGTTGGTCTTAGCCCAGAGCGTAACCCAGTCTTTTGCATCTTCGGAGAACTCCAATACGGCAGGTTGGGCAAAGTATGTCCAAGGGGATGTCTCGTCTGGGTAGCGCATAGGGTCACGCAATTCAGAATATAAATCTCGTGGGCGTAGTCTTGTACCTACAACTAGTAACCGTCCGCCGTCATTGTCAATACGAGACATAACTTCGGACTGAATCCAGTCAATTTGTTTCTCGTACTCATGGGCGTTGGTATGGTCAACACAGTCGTCCATGATAATCAAATCGGCACGAGCACCATAGATATGACCACGGATACCTACAGCCTGAACGGTAGGGTCCTTTTCTCCAGAGTCACGAGACTCGGAGGATAGGTAAATTAGGTCCTGCTTCCACGAATCGGAATTTTTTTCATATCCCCCTGGCGGACCAAAGGTTAGTTGTAAATCCTGATAACGAGGATGGGTTAGACGATTCTTGATAGAAAGCAGGAATTTCTGTGCCATAGCCTGTGTCTTAGACACAATCATTATTCTGATATTAGGGTTCTGGCAAATCCGATATACCGCATAGTTGACCGTAATGGTTGTAGACTTTGCGTGTTCTGGAGGGGTATTGACTATGAGTAGGTCAGATGACCCAGGTTCATAGGAGATGGATGGATGTACATCCTCAGGTTCTCGACCTTCTAATAAATCAATCCAGTGCTTTTGATGGGGAAAGACATCTACCCCTAGGTACTTGGATGAAAACTCTGGGAAGGGTGGTACTTCCCCTCGTGGCGAGCCGACCTCACCTCGTGCTGTCATAGACCTAATTTTGTCAATGGCTAAGGCGAACTGTTCATCAGTCTTACGGTAATATTCGTAAGTCTTAACTGTTCTACCTACGGCATCCATCGCCCTTTGGACAGAGTACCCCTGCATTAGGAAATCAATTACCTGCTTTTTAATAGCATCGCTTTTATGCGATGCAGAGGTTGTTCTCTTTCTTTCCATAGCATGCTCCAAAACCATTTATGGTGAGTTTTGGGGCAAACTCTAACCGAAGGCGAAGTCTAAACGAAGCCGAAGGTTAGGGCTTCATTTAGGGTGCGCCCCTAGAGGGCGCTGTTG